TCAAGAACGCATAAAATTGGCAAATTTCTTGGCTGTATCATGCTTAGCTTTTTTAGTAACATGGGTGTATATGTCTAGAGTAGTTTTTGAGTTGGAATGGCCAAGTCTATCTTGTACTTGTTTGATTGTGGCACCCGCTTCAAATAATAGTGAAGCATGTGTATGTCTGAAACCATGTACTGTTATTTTTCTCTGCGGGTAACGTTTGTAGATCCATCTTAACCAACCATCCGCATTATTAGGAATAAGCAGTTTATTAGTTTTATCCCGTGTGAATACATACTGCCCAGTTTTAAGTGTATTTATACCAAATTTTAAAAATCTCTGCTGTTGATCCGCTCGCCAAGCTTTTAAAATCTGCATTGTTTCTTGATCAACATCCAACGTTCTAATTGACGATTTAGTCTTAGGCGTTTGGACTGTTATTTTTTTCATTCGCCAATCAAAATATAAGCCACGCTTAATTGACATAGTATGATTTTCAAAATCAAAATCAGACCACTTTAACCCCACAGCTTCGCCACGGCGGATTCCCGTGTATGCAAGCAGTCTAAAAAATGCTATATACCGTTTATCACCAATATCTTCAAGGCAATCAAAGAAATGTTTTAATTCATCTTTTTCATAGAAATTCTTCTTTTCTTTTTTGGGCTTAGGCTTAGGCATAATAACTTTTTTCATTGGATTGGAATCGATCAATTCAAGAGTGATTGCATAATCAATTATTTGTGCAGCCAGATTTTTAATACGACGATAATTTACATAGTGACCATGCCATATATTGACGTTTTTTTGGCAAAAAGCGACATTGATTTTATTTACTCTAACGTTTTTGAATCGAGGTTTGATACAGCTTTCATAATACCACCATGTGTCAGTGACCGTTGAAAGCTTAACCGTGTTTTTATAGGACTCGAACCATATATTAAATAGTTCGTCAAACGTTTTGATATTATAATCGTTTTCGGTGTACTCACCATTTCTATATTTTATGACAAGGATAGACGCTGTTTGTTTGGCTTCGCTTTTAGTTCTGAATCCACGTCTAGTAGTTTCTTTTCGCTTGCCAGTGGTTGGATCAGTTCCAAGGTAAACTTTAAAGGCGTACAAATTTTCATTAGTACGCTTATTTTTGTATTTCCACACTTTTGCCATGGGTTTTCACTTCTTTCTGTTTACTTTTGCTAGTAAAGTACGCACGTATGTTCGATTAAGATGGTAAATAAAAACTGTGTATTTGTAACAAACACAGTTTATAATGAAAGCAACAATAATAATTGGAGGTAGCGATATGCTTTTTATAAAATCAAAAGAAGACAGTGATGCTGCTACTGAGCTTGATATTAAATTATTTGTTTCGAAAATGAGCTACTGGCAAAATGTTCATTTATTGATGTCGGCATATTATCTCGATAACCCAGGATGCTCAAAGGAAGATGCTTATGAATATGCGTTGGACAATTCGACTAGCGATGATGCAATAATTTACGCGATGGGAAAGATTATAAATTTAGGGTCAATTCTTAGGTGATACAATTTCTACTCTGTCGCCCAAAGATATAGGTGAGTTATCATGGTTATTAAACTCATCTATCTGTTCTTCGTTGATTGGAACTTCCTCATAATGGCCTGGTATTTTAGTTCCTTCCACCATCTCTTTAAGCATGTTTAATCCTGGAACTAAATCTTCACTTTTAATAAAATTATTAGTGTTATATTCTTCTATCCATTCTGTTTTGCAGATGCATACTTTATCATACACAGTTTTCACTGTTAGATAAGTTTTATACGTAGGCAATTTTTCAATAATATTATCTGAATCTGGGTCTTTAATGGGAACAGTTTTGCCACCAATAACTCGTAATAAATCATCAACATTTACTTCCGTGCTTCCTGCATTAACTATAAAAGTTGACTCATCAATTATCTTTACTATTTTGAATTGCTTTTTTGACATCTTTATCTTCCTCTTTCACTATTTTTCTAGAAACATTTTTGGCATCTTCTTGTGTATTAGAGAGGTTCTCATTGATTATATTCACTAACATATTATTTGCAAAATTTGCACTTTCAAGTTTTTGCTTGTATTGGTTTCTTTCTCTCTTTATTTTATTTCTATAGCTCACTTGGCCCTTAATGGCTTCTTTAAGATTTTTTATGGCGCCTTTTTTGTTGTGGTTATCTTTTGAAAGGCGAAAAACCTCCGAGGAAAGTTTGCTATTATCTTTTAAAAGATAAGTAACATTTGAAATAAGCCAAACAATCACTTCAACCAGCAACACACCAACGGCAGCTACGAGCGGGTAAAACAACGTTTTGCTGGCAAATGCCCATCCAATGCATGAAAGCACAAGTGCTGCTATAAAGCCCAACAATTCTTTAATGTATTTCAGTTTTCCCACCCCTCAAAAAGCCCCAAAATGGGGCAAATGTTATAAGTTCAAGAGTTGCTTTTTCTTTGCTTCAAATTCATCTTGTGTGATTGCGCCATCATCGAGTAGCTTTTTGTATTTAGCAATTTCATCTGGGATAGAAATTTGGCTACTAATTGGCTGGTTGGTAGGCTGTTGCTCGTCACTATTATTAAAGTTCATGTTTTTAATACTGCTTGTAAGCCATTCATTGCCACAATTCAGACACATTATTTTGTATTTTTTACCGGATTTAGTGCCGCCAGTCACCAGCAGCGAAGCTCCTCCAGTTGAAAGTGCAGCAAGAGTTTTTGCTTTAGAGCGTTTCTTCTTTTGCTTGTCTTTTACATTAAATGCCGTTAAAGGGTGTAGGGGATTGATATTTACCGAGACTGATTTTTTATCTTTGATATTTGCATCATCAGCAATCAGCTTTATATTTGTTGATCCACATTTAGGACACGCTGACTCTAAATCTATTTTGTTCCCAGTTTCTACAAGCTTTTTAATTTCTTCTGCCGTTTTGCTTTGAACCATTTTTGCCACATTAAGACTTATCATTAGTGATGAGACGCCAGACGGAATAATCTTTTTTAAACAATCGGCACAAACAAAAAGCCTATCTTTTGTAACACATTTTGGACTTAACGCTTTTATTTTAGAACCACAAACTGAACATTCTTTTGCCATAATTATTGCCTCCCCCAAAAATAAACGGTCAACTTATTTCTAACTTCTTCTTCCATTCGTGCAGGAATAGCTAATTTACTCATAAAATTAGCTGCATTAACATTTTCAAAATCGCAATCCCTAAAATAGATTGGAATTAGCAAATCTAAAGCTGTTGAGTTGGCAGCGTGTTCAATTTTTGACTTTGAAACGTCTGTACTGTAATAGAGAATACAGGCATCATCTTCATTTAACACATGGCCAATTTCATGAGCAACTTGAAATGGAAGCTCCCCTTTATTATACCAGTTCATATTAACTGCTATGCGCCTAGTATGTGGATTGCACGCTGATGGAGTAAAGGGGCTTAGCTGCATTAGTCTGGCTTCAATTCCAAGTGATCTGATGTATTTAAATAACTCCTCTAAAATGTCATTCACTTTTACCGCCTCTTAAAAATCTTCTAATAACTTCTAAATCTTCTTTGGGGATTACTTTTCCTTGATAAGTCATAACGGTGTCTTTATTATCTAGCTCAACTTTTTCGCTGTGCTTTCGTCCCAAAAGATAATCTGCTGACACTTCAAAAAAGTCAGCTATTTTTTTAATCTCGTCATCTCTTAAAGGACGTGTACCGTTTTCTATTCTATTTAAAACAGATCTGTTTATGTTTATTTTGTCAGCCAATTCGGCTTGTTGAAGATCAAATGTTTCTCTAAGGCTTTGTATACGTAAGCCGATTTCTTTATTATTATATTTTTCGCTCATTTTAATCTTTCCTTTTCTATTTTAGCAACTTAACTATACAATATTTCTGAAACAGAATTAAAAATATTTCCAAAATAGCACATATTAGTGTTGACATTTCTAAAATAGAAATTATAATGATAATTGTAATAAGTTCTAAAACAGAACTTGAAAGGTGGTGGAACAATGGAATATGATGTTAACCTTGATCTTATTAGAAAACGCCGTGAAGCTTTAGACTTAACAAACCTTGACATGGCTAAGGCCTTAGGGTTCAAGCATGGAGCTAATTATTACAAATATGAAAGTGGAGAATACCAGTTCAAGCTTTCAATGTTGCCAACAATTAGCCGCATTTTAGGAATTAAGTATGACGATTTTTTTACTCTCAAAAGTGCTAAAACAGAACTTAGAAAGAAGGTAACGGAATGAAAGAACAAAAAAGTATTGAAACCATTGAGCTTTATGTCAGTAAACAAGATTCAAAAAAAATAAAAAAGATTGAACAAGAATACAAGCATCATATGAAGAAAGCTACCTTGCTAAAGAACAAGGTAGCCCACATGAACCTAAGATTTAATCAAAAGCCTAACCGTTGAATTTAATGTTGAAATTAACGTTAAACGATTTATGGCAATGGGTGCAGACTGCCGGGTCTGCAAACGCCCTAAACTTTTGATGGCAAGAAGGGCAAACTATTTCAATACCCTTGGTTCTTAATATTTCACGTGCTTTTTGTTCAAAGGAACTCATTTTAATCACCTCCTCGGAGATGATTATATCAAAAATTTAAGGAGGTAACGGAATGAATTTAAAAATTGTTGAGCATCAAAAAAAGGATAACGAAAAAGTGTCTGGAGCATTAGACATCTTTATAAATGGTGAAAACGTGTCGCATTGTATTTCACACATGAATATAAAAATGGACGCACCTGGAAAGCCAAAAGTGGTTATCGAGTGTCGCCCAGATAAGCTACATTTTGATGCTGACTCATTAATTTCGGCATTAGCAAAATTTAATGAGAAATGAAACGACTAACTAAGAATATTGACGTCTGCTAGAGCGGAGGATAAGTAATGAAAGAAAAAATATTTTTCCTAGTGAATGTTGAATGGATCGTCATTTATTTTGTACTCATAACTTTCCTGCTCGTCGATTGTACATGGCTGAAATGGTTGCTGGCATGTCTGGAAGTTTTAGCTTGGCTGATACTTGCGTACTTTCTTCTAGCAGTGCATTAGCCATTAAGTAAAATTGTTCTTCATATTCTGCTGGCGATTTAAAGTAGTTTTGATTTTTCCTTATGTCAAACTCATCTAGATCTAAATGAGCGTTGTAAAAATCAATTAATAACTTGCTACTTTTTTTGCCCATGAATTGAGAATTATCAAGTAAAAGTTTTATGAAGGCTTGCCTTTCACGAATAGTGTACTTTCTTGGATTTATCCAGCTCAAAGGATAATGGACGAGCCAATTCATAAAGGGAATATAAAGATTATCGTAGCGCTCTTTATAAGCTTTCATTTTTCTCTCGTAAGAGCTTGTCGCTATGCCAAACAAATAAGAAGCAGCCACAACGACTATGGGAGTGAAAAAATAAAAATAGTCATCCGGTTTCAATTTTAATCACCTCTTTTCAAGGCGATTATATCAAAGATTTAAGGAGGTGACAGGACAGTGGAACGAAAAACATCAGACAAATTAATAAGGCTTGTTGAGGACATTACTGATGATCCAGAGACAAAAACAAACCCAGCAATGGTTGTGGCATTGGCTAGGCTTGTAGAAGTACTTTTCTAACTAAATAGAAGTTGTCTTGCTAATAGCTTCATAAACAGTTTTGAAATCTTTAGCTGCTTGCTCTGCGGTAATTGGTTCAGTTGTACTTGTTTCTGTCCTTCCAACTTGGGCGTACAAGTTGGAATTATGGTTATAAACAGAGCTTAGTAATTCAACAGCAAGGACTTCAACGGACTTCATTTGCATTTCAGCCATATATCTTCACCACCTTTAGTTGGGATAACTAAAGTATATCAAATTATCAAAGTACAGGAGGAACAAATTATGGAAATAAAAAAATATAGTAATGGGTTAATTGATTTACCAATCCGAGTTTACAAAGACAACACAATCGAATTTGACGCAGAACAAGCAGCAATTGGATTAGGACTAACAGACACATCGAAGGGAACTGTCAAGGTTCGATGGAAAAGAGTTAACGACTATCTTAGCGCCACATCTGGCGCTAACTATTCCCAGAAAGTTGGGAAAGGCGATTTCATCACTGAGCCGCAATTTTATAAGTTAGCAATCAAAGCCAATAACGAAACTGCTGAAAAATTTCAAGATTGGGTTACATCGGAAGTTCTTCCCTCAATCCGCAAACATGGTGCTTATATGACACCCAAGACAATTGAAAAGGCACTCCTCAATCCAGATACGATTATCAATCTTGCGACTCGTTTAAAAAGTGAGCAGGAAGCTCGCAAACAGCTCGAACAAGAAAATGCAGTAATGAAGCCTAAAGCAATCTTTGCAGATGTCGTTGCAGTTTCAAAAAATAGTATTGCGATTGGAACGTTTGCAAAAGTTTTAAAAGCTGATGGCATCGATATTGGTCAAAACAGATTTTTCCAGTGGCTGCGTGACAACGGATATTTAATTGCTCGTTATGGACGTTCTTGGAATAAGCCAACACAAAAGGCAATGGATCAAGGACTTTTCGAGATGAAAGCAAACACATTCTTTCATAACAGTGGAGAAGCCGAAACAAATTACACACCATTACTAACAGGTAAAGGGCAAGTATTCTTTGCCAACAAATTCAAAAAAATGCAGGAAGAATTGCAAAAAGCATAGGCAACTTCCAGATAAATTAAATATACATTAAAAGTTACGTTTACGGTCTCCCAAGCCGTACGCAATTAAAGGAGGAAATTTCATGAGCTTATCAACTACTTTAGACAAAGCTTTAAGAGCAAAAGATTTAGCAACTACTGAGTTTGCAAAACAAGTTAATTACTCAAAACAGATTGTTTCAGGGTATCGGACAGGGTATCGACCAATGTCAGTTAGCAAAGCTGCTGAGTTTCAAAAGACATTAAAAGACTATCAATTTGGTAACCGAGCAGCAGCTAAGTTTTTTGGCACAGTTTTGGAACGTAGAACAAACGATTTAAGTTATCCAGATGATCCATTTTTGATGATTGGGCTTTGCAACGATGAGCAAGCTGATAGAGAAAAGCTTGAAGCAGAGTTTGACAGAATTATTCGAACTCCTTACTCAAAGCGCACGTTTGAACAAAACAGGTTCGCAGAAAGATATGTCAGGGAATCGCTTGAAGAAGTTTCGGCTGAAATGCTTCGGTTAATCGTTAATTGTAAAGAGCTTCGCTTAGATTTGTTCGATCTAGTCAAAGAGGAAAACCAGAAAAATGAGGAGTGATGAGCATGGCGGTTTTGGATGTGCTTTCCCCAGAGATTAAAAGCCAGCTTGTGTTGGAGCTCACGCAATTGGTTTCAGATGACGTAGTGCCACGCATATTAGCCCAGCAAGAGATAGATTTCTTCAAGGCTAAGGAAGCTGCAAACTATCTAAATGTCAGTTACGACAGCTTCAAACGTATACGCAAGCAAGGACTGGTAACAGGTTTCTTGCTAAAGGGAACTTCGATCAGGCGCTATCGAAAAAGCGAGCTTGACGAGTACTTAAAAGAAAGTGAGGAAAGATTATGACGTTTACATGGTGGTTCATAACTATAATTGCCGCCTACTACGCTGGGCGGTATGAAAGGGGGCACGAAAAGAAATGAAGATTAACGCAGGCATTGAAAAATGCTTAAAAAACGTTATTAAAAATGCAGAAGAAGAACTTCCAATCCTTCAATGCGTGCATTTTGAAGGTGGAAACATTATCGCAACTGACAGTCATCAGCTGGTTAGGTTCAGAAATGCAGCGCCTAAAAATTTAAACTTCAATCTGAATCTAACCAATTTCACTTTTTGCGATGCAATATATCCAGATACCGAAAGATTGATTCCCACAAAATTTGCTACCGAATTTGAAATTAGTGCTGAAAAAGTCATAGACCTTATTCCGTTTCTTAAAAGCTTGCCAAAAAATTTTATAAACTGTACAAAAATGTCGGTTAGCAAAGAAAAGGTAGTTTTAGAAAGTGAAGTTTTAAATGGCAGTGATATTGGGCAACGATTAAGCATTAATATTGAAAACTTTTCGGGTAAAGAAACAAATATCTGTTTTAAAAGTGAACTACTAGTGAATGCCTTAGAAAGTGTCAAGGAACTCAAACAATTTGGAAACGTTCAGTTTAAATTACAAGAAAGTAAATTAATGCCATTTCTACTAGTCTACAAAAATATGGATTATTTGCTTACACCAGTCAGAGCTTCTTAGGGGGTAATTAAATGATTATGTATTTATGGTTTAACACTTACTGGTTGCCAGCTATGGCAATTTTAGGCGGTTTGATTGCAGCTTTGTGGCTAGCAGGAAAGGTGGCAGATGTAGTTGATAGAGTTGCTAAAAATGCTTACCGTGTTGTTTTTCATGCTTATGGTAAGTGCCGGAATAATTTTAAACAGGAGGAAATGAAATGAAATTTGCAGATTATTTTAAGGAAGCAATCGCATACGGCAAAAGCTTGGGATTTAGAAACGGCAAAGATAGAGATTTTGCAGTTGAACTTGACGAGTCCAGAACGGTTGAGCACGTTGATGGAACACACTTTTATCCATCTTTTTTAATAGTTTGGAAAGACAGTGGTATTAACGTTTGCACGCCAATCTGTATTGAACCTGAAATTACTGTTGAACAGCAACTAAAACTCATCAAGCTGTTCATTGCTGGATATGAGCAATATCTTGCCGACAAAAAAGAGCCGGTAGCAGCCGACTCAGCAGAATAAATAAATTTTTAACACGTCTATTTTAACACAAAAGGAGCTGATCGAATGGAGTGGAAAGAACTATTTAACAAGTTACCTGCTGCCGAAAAAGTTCGTATCTGCGAAACAGAAGCAAAACGGCAGTATGCACTGAAAAACTTTGAAGTAGCAAGCCAGTTCAGAAAATTGGCAGAGGAGGCAAAACAAAATGCAAGCAACAATTAAACCGGCGATTGCCGACTGGTACAACGTGTTACACACGGAAGATTGGCAGCATGAGCCACTTAAGTCGGGTGAAGAATACTACTTGGTTGAGCCAATTAAGGAATATGTCGATATTGTGCCGGCTAATGAAATTAGAACATATCTTGACTTAGGCCGGGAAGCCAGTGAGGGCTGGATAGCATACGTTTTAGATGAAAAATATTCGGGCTGGTCAACAGATGTAGCAAGCGGGGAGGTGTCTGAATGATTAAATCAGGCATGACAGTTTTATATCAGAACTGCACGTATCGTGTGCGCTCAATAGTCGATTATAAGCCATTTGCATTAGCTTTGCTGAACACGAATGAGTATGTACCGGTTGAACAACTAGAGCGATTGGAGGAAACGATATGACACCAGAACAACAAGCAATGAGTAACGAGGGTATATCGGTAGCAAAAATTAGAGAATTACTTGATTTGTCAAAAAAATTAATACCTCATTTCAACGAGGTTGAAGCCAACACATATGCGTTAGCAATGAAGCGGATTGTTGAAAATATGGAAGCCAGAAGTCAGGAGGAGGAATAAGCATGAACGAAGTAACAGCTTTACAAAAAAACATCACTGATCAGGTATCTAAGCGGGTCAAGGAGCTTGAAAGCAATGGACTAGCATTGCCGCCAAAGTACAATGCTCAAAATGCGCTTAAAAGTGCATTCTTTGCAATTAGCAAAGTTAAAAATAAGGATAAGGAGCCGGCCATTAAAGCTTGCAGCAAAGAATCAATTGCAAACTGCTTGTTGGATATGGTTACCCAAGGCCTTAGCCCAGCTAAAACACAGTGCTACTTTATTGCCTACGGAAATGAGTTGCAAATGCAACGTTCGTATTTTGGCACAGTTGCAGTTTTAAAACGACTGAAAGAGGTCAAAGACATTTACGCCGAAGTTATCCATCAAGATGACATTTTCGAAATTGATTCTGATGATCTTGGCCGAATCATTGTAAAAAGCTTTATCCCTAAGTTTGAAAACATGGATAAGCCTTTGGTTGGTGCTTTCGCAGTTGTGCAAAAATTATCTGATGAAAAAGTCTACACAATCATGACAAAAAAAGAAATCGATAAATCATGGAGCAAGACAAAGGCCTACAAAAATACAGTCCAGCAAGACTTTTCGCAGGAAATGGCAAAACGAACTGTTATAAACCGAGCGGCTAAAATGTTCGTTAATACTTCTGATGACTCAGACTTGATGGTTGATGCAATTTCACGGACAACTAGCAACGAGTATGAAGATGATGAACGTAAAGATGTAACACCAAAAGTTGAAAAAACTAAAAAGCTAGCTGAGCGCTTCTCTAAGCCAGAAAAGAAGGAGCCAGCACAATTAGCCATGGAGAAAGCTAAACAGTCTGAGAAAGCACCAGAGCAGCCAAAAAACGTAATTATCGAGCATGAAGATGAGGAGATGGAAAGACATGAGCCAGAACAGCATTCAATCTTTGAAGCCGTTAACGCAAAGTAACTACTACACGCATGAAACAGATTGGCAGTACATGAGTTTTAGCCTGTATAAGGATTTCAAAAAATGTGAAGCTGCTGCGCTAGCTAAGCTGAAAGAAGACTGGAAGCCGACAAGCAATCCAGTACCACTTTTGGTTGGCAATTACACTCATAGCTATTTTGAAAGCCAAGAATCACATGAAAAGTTTATCAGTGAAAATGAATCGGCTATGCTATCAAATCGTGGGAAATCGAAAGGACAGCTTAAGGCTCCGTTCAAGGTAGCTGACAGCATGATAAAAGCCCTCAAGGACGATTATTTCTTTCGGCAGGCATATTTACCCGGAGAAAAAGAAAAAATCGTTACAGGCGAAATTAATGGCATTCAGTGGAAAGGCAAGATTGATAGCTTGAATTTAGACGCAGGTTACTTCTGCGATTTAAAAACGGTTGACGACATCAATAAAAAACACTGGAACACCGACCTAGGCAGATACACTAATTTCATCTTTGACCGCGGCTATCACTTGCAGATGGCAATTTACAAGGAACTGATTAAGCAGACGTTTGGCATTGAGTGTGAGCCATTAATTTTTGCAGTAAGCAAACAAGCCCCACCAGCTAAATTAGCAATTGATTTCACAGACGTAGAAAGTCTTAACTACATGGATTTTGGTTTGCAAGAGGTTGAAGATAGCCAACAGCATATTTTAGACGTAATGCACGGCGAAGTTAAGCCAAAACGCTGTGAGAAATGCGAATATTGCCGACAGACAGCGCAATTGGACAGCTTCACGCACGCAAGCGAGATTGAGTTAAGCTAGGAGGTTATGCCATGGCGAATAGAAGAATGTTTAGCAAAAAGATTACTGATACTGATGTCTTTCTTGATATGCCTTTATCGACACAAGCTTTATATTTTCATCTGAATATGCACGCAGACGATGATGGCTTCGTTTCAAACTCAAAAACAATTAAAAGAATGGTCGGTGCAAGTGATGATGATTTAAAGCTTTTAATGGCAAAACAGTTTATTTTCACTTTTGATTCTGGAGTTGTTGTTATCAAGGACTGGAAAATTCACAACTATATTCGAAAAGACACCTATAACTCAACGATTTGTACTGATGAAAAAAAGCAATTAACCACCGATGAAAAGGGTTCTTACGAGTTCCGTGGACGTATCGTGGACGAACCGTCACCACAGGTTAGGTTAGGTAAGGTTAGGTTAGGTAAGGATAGTATAGAAAAGCAGCAGCTAGAACAGCCACTGCCGCCGCTCTCAAAATATGACAAATATTTTTCAGTCATTAGCCAGTTCTGTGAAAAAAACTTTGGGTTTGTTGCTCCTATCTGGCAAGAGGCATTGCAATATGACTTTGAAGATTGGATCAAGTTGAATCAAGACCCTAAACAGGTTACTAATATCATTTGCTTAGCACTTAAAGAAGCTGCTGGTGCTAATAAAGTTTCTAACAAGGTTAAGTATGCTGAATCAATCTTAGACCGCTGGGAGAATAAGTAACCTCACGACTGTCGATGAGATCAAAGCCGACCAAAAGGAACACCAGCGAAAGGCAAGAGCAACGGCAAGCAGGCTATCGTCAGCGCCAGCCAGTACAAAAGGAGCAAGTGCCTGACTGGAGAGAAGCAACTAAACCAGCAGACAACAGTACACGCCTGATGCAGCAAGAAGGCCCTGCAAGCCAAGCTGGCAGCATTGAGCTGGTAGAAAAGAGGTTGAAGCATGATGAAATACAAGCCAAATTGGCAATCTTAAGAAACCTGCGTGACGACGCACGGAGCTGGACGCAACTACGACGTTGGCAAAGCAGTCGGCGTGTCAGACGTCACTATCAGCACAATCGAGCTCGGCGAAGTTAAGCCTCGCGAATTGCGTTGGCTTATCAAGCTGGCGAAATACTTTGATGTATCGGCAGCCGTGATTTTAGGTGAAAAAGAACTGGAGGAAACGAAATGAAGATAAATGGAGTTGAGTTTAAGCCTGTAGATTTAAACCAAACAGTCAGAATAAACAATGATATTCCAACAATTAGTATTAAAAATGAAAGGATCACATTAATTCTGCATTCGGCAGATGCCTGAATTTTCCGTCATATGTTGAATTATACGCATCACCCGAAAATAAATTGATTGCATTTAAAGGGTTAAAAAGCCCAACACAATTTTCTCATAGGCTTTTCAAGAAAAGCGATAAGCCACGCAAAGCAAAATATGTTTATCTATCAGGTAAAAGATTCATTACATTTATGCAAAATATAACAAGAATTGAAAATGGCAAAATAATTGGGAAGTTTGAAGATGGATACATTATTTTCAACCTCAAGGAGGAAGCAAAATGAAACAGATGTTGGTTGAGAGCGATTTTTGATATGTACAAGCTCAAGAAAGGCGATTTCTTGGTCGTTAAGGTGCCAGATGCTTACGAGTGGCAGACACAATGCGACAAATGTACGATAGACGGCTATGAGATAGTTGGAAAGTTAAAAGAAATGAAAATCAAAAGTTTAGCATAAAAGATTATTGAAGGGGCAGATAAAAATGTATAAAAGTGATGACAAAATAGTTGTTAAAATTGATAAGTTAGATGCGGCTAGCTTGAACAAAGAAGATAATGTGGCTTTTTACAATGAACAAGTTTTAGGCAAGCTGTCTAAATTTACTAAGTCGGAAAGAATTAAGTTTAGTGAGGAGGAAATGGAAGAGTTTAATGATATTCGTTCGAGGGCGAATGAATTGCTTAAAGCACTAATGGTTATTATGAAAAGTTGTACCTATTATCCACATTTAAAACGATGGATTTTAGAAGAAGATCATCCATTGCCTCGTAACGAACGCGAGATTTTATTTGCAAAGGTTTGGGAAAATCCTGAATTGATTGAGGTTGTGAAAGAGAGAAAATACTACATCAAAATTTTAGGGCAATATTTAGTTCGCAATTCCAACGAATCAGAGGGAATTGAATTAGTTAGCAAAAGAAACGCCGACACGTTTACTCCAAAACGAAATAGCAGAAATGGAGTAATTGGAAAAAGTTTCAAGCAATCGACTTAGAAAAGTGTAAGGAGGAAGCAGAAGATGAATGAAAATCAAAAAGTAGTTTTAAAGGTATTAGAAGAAACGGTTGAATACTTTGGTAACAACCCAATTGACGCAATTTCATTTGAACTGGGCCAATACAAGGATAACGAAAATGAAAAGCTTGTTGATGCTTATGTTGCATTAAGCAAACATGAAGAATTTGAAGTTTTAGCAGAATTTGCAAAATGGGGGCTGAAAAATGAAAACTAGAGAGTTAGTCAGCCTTATTGTACTTTTACCAGTGTTTTGGTTAACAAGAATATTGTTTTATCCAATATCGTTTGTGATTTTGTTGCCTTTGTTTTTACTGTTTAATGCAGGAAGAATCTTTATATATCTAAATTTTAAGCATTGTGTAGGCTTTGATGAAATCATTGAAACTATTCGAGAAGGGTGGGTATAAATGAAAACCAGAGAAGAACTGCTAAACGAAATGAATAAATTTAGACGAACGTTGACATCAGGACAATCAAAAGTGCTAAAAAGCGGGTTACATCAGATTTTGTCTGCACCAACTGAGGAACAACTGAAATGCGATTATTGTCATGCGCCATTTTTAGATTTAAGTGGCAAAACAGAAGATGAGTTTGATCAGTTTGACCCAGATGGCGCATATTGTGGTCTCGACAAAGACAGCATGATAACTTACGGATCACCCGGAGATGGTTTTGATGGTCAAGACAGAAACACTAAAATTAATTATTGCCCTATGTGTGGCAGAAAGCTGGGAGATGAGCGGAATGCGCAAAAGAGCTAGAAATCATCGCCTATTAGTTGAGTGGAATAAGGACTTAAAAGCTGGGTTGCTTGATCCACTGGTTTGGTACAACGGATTCTATAAAAGCGAGCCTTACTATGAACCACAAGGCAAAAGGGAAGCAAAAAAATACATTCATGCGCGTGGCTTGTTGCAATTTGTTCCGTCAACATTTGATGATGATGAAATAAGCAAATTTTTAAAAAGAGCTTGGCGAAATAGGAGATGAGTAGATGAAAGAAATATGTAAATTTATAGCTTTTGCTGCTGTATTAGCTGCCGTAATTGGGTATTTCGTAGGTTCAATATCATTTGAAAGCATAGTAGTTTTACTGCTTTTCTATATAGCAATTTAACTTTAGGAGATGAATAACCAATTATTGAAACATGATTAAAAAGAAAAAAGGACAATATAACGGCATCAGATCCAACAAGAAATGGATAGTGGACGGTTACAAGTTTGATAGTGAAACCGAGATGAACTTTTATCTGCGGTATGTCAAAACATCTGGTTACCGGTTTGAAGTGCATAAGCGATTTAAATTAATCGATAAATTTGTTTTAGGTGGAATGAATCAACGTGGCAAAACATACGCGCCCGATTTCGTGATATATGACGAGCAAGGCAAAATTAAGCATGTTTATGATGTCAAAGCATCATTTAGCAAGAAATCATCTATATCGCCTATTTTTATCCTTAGAGCGAGTTTATTTCAGCTTAAGTATAATTTACCGGTGGAAGTCGTAAGATTGCGCACACACGATTTTAGAATGGTTGTATTGAATTTTACAAAGAAATTTGAGGAGCAAACATATACAAGTATCGATTATGATACTTGGGAGCTGATTGGAGGTTGAAGAATATGACACTCACAAGAAAACAAGCAATTGCTAAATTGGTAGCAGTTGAGGAAAAACATAAGCAAGACCGTGATAACTTTTGGATAAACAATGTTAATGGTGATGAGCCATGGCTGCTTGAAATCAGGAAAGGATTAACACGCAAAGAGATAAAAGGCCCTAGAGAAACTTCACACTCTCAAAAAGATCTAACTAAAGAAAACTTGATTTGGGAAATGAAGCAGTTTAGAACACCGTCTGTGATTGCTAGGAAATATCATTTTAAGAGTTTTAAAGATATTGAAAATCTCGCAAAAGAATATGGGCTAAAAGAATTATATGATGATTGCCGGATCAAACGTCATTGGGTAGTTGTTGAGGATCCCCGAAAAAGAACTGTAAGCATTGAAACGGTGACATCTTTATCTCAAAAAATAGGGGTACATGGAAGCATTTTGAATGAAATAATTAAGAGCGGAGAGATAAAAGGCAAAAAGCTCACTAAGTATCCAGAATGGATTAAAAAGAAGCGTGAGAAGCATGAAAACATGTGTAAATAAAAAGCACCTACCACTGCTGGCAGATGACCCACAAAATCATTTTAGCATAAAGGGGTGGCGGAGTGTGACAATATTACCAGCAATTGACAAGGAAAAGACCAAGGAACGTGTTGTTAATCTTTTATCGCAGTATAGAACTTTTGTCAGACTAGCAGATGAGGAATTTGAGCCAAAAGTAACAACGACTTACAGCTTATCGCCACGGTCAATTACTAATCAAGTCAGTAAGCCAGTTGAAGATGCGGTTGTTTTGAAAGTTACAGCTGAACAGGAACTCATCAAAATAAATAAGGCAATCAATAAGCTTAACGCCTATGACCGCCAAAGGATATTTGATAAATATATTAGTCGAAACGAGATTTCAGATAAAGTGCTCATCATGAATTATTCTGAATCAGAGAGCGGATTTTACAAAAGACTTAACATAGCACTTTTGAAATTTGCGGAAGCTTACGAGGGTGGACGATTAATTGCTTTTTTTAAAATACAGTTTTCGTAGAGTATTCGTGGAGTGCATGTAAAGTCTAATGTGAAATAATGGTATTGTCCGATAATTAGCTAAGTGATGGTTAGCTGGTTACTGGATGAATACCGGCATGGATTTTTCCTCCTTTCATAATTTTGCTAGTGTGTGCAGCATGATCTGCACGTTCAAGTGGCTGTGGCAGCTAAGTTGGGAGCTTATCAGGTTCGATCCCTGACACTTGATTAATTATATTATCGCACATAATCGTGTTTACACACGGTCAAAATGTACGCAAATATACGGATTACTCCGTTATCAGTCTAGCGGTCGATCGGGCCACTTTCCATGTAGCGAGCAAGGGAACTCTCTTGTAAGCTGCTAACAATCATTTGACTGATATTTGCTATCAGTTGGATACTAACTGGCAGCCGGAAAGACGGCAAAAAATATAACAGGATTGGCAGAAATGTCAAGCTGCGTTCTGACAACCGGGAAAGGCCGGTAAACACTCTAACTTCTGCATGGCTAATAAAAAGTCATGCTAATACATAGCTGTGGCGGAAAACACAGCTAACCGACTACCCATAAATACTATAATTCAATTCTTTCTGTTGGATAGTCAACTAATAGCATATAGCATTTGATTCTACACAAAAATTAGATGTTAGTGCTTGAATTGCGGCCGGAGAAATCCGGTATACATATAAGCTCGCTTATGCGGGCTATTTTTATACACATTTTTAGGAGGTGGTGTTGATGGGTGACAAAACTAACCAAAAAGCAACTTAAATTTTGTCGTGAATATTTGAAAACTTCAAACGCTTATCAATCCGCCATAAAAGCTGGCTACTCTAAGGCTTATGCCAAAAATGCAAGCAAACAAATCTTGGAAAATCGTGGAATTCAAAATTATATTCGTGGTCGAACTGAAAAAGTTGAAAAACAGGAAGACTCGACTGTTGATGAGGTGTTGAAAAACATCTTTAAAATAGCATCAGGAAAGCCAATTAAGCGTGATTTTGTTCAAATAGACAACATGAAAAAAGAAATCACATTAAAGGGCGTTCCAAAAGATTTTGAGGTTGAACCAGAAATGCGAGCTGAGTACGAAGAAAACGAAACAACGGTCACTTCGGCTCCAATTAAGGAGCAAGTAGCAGCTGCTGAATTATGGCTCAAATTCAAAGGTCAGCTTAAAAATGATTCTGACGATGTAGAGAAGCAAAAAATTCGTAAGCTTAAAGCTGATGCAGACATTGCTGAGTGGAAAGCTGGCGAGCTTGCTGGGACTAATAAGGCCAATGATAAAACAGTGTTGGTTGATGATATAGGAGGCAACGACAATGGCAACAATGGTAATTGATGATACACGGCATAAACCAAAAATTATTAAAATGTCGTCAATGATTAATCCGCATTTTTATCGAGTCTGGAATTCAAAATGCCCTTACATTATCTTAAAAGGTGGCCGTGGATCGTTTAAATCGTCAGTCGTTGGCTTAAAAGCTGTCACGATGATGAAAAAGTGGACTCAGCTTAATAAAAAAGTCAACTTTATCTGTGTTCGTGAAAACTCAGTAAACTTGCGCGATTCTGTCTATAATCAGATTCTCTGGGCGCTTGATATGCTGAACATGTCAGATGAGTATGAGCCTAAAAAGTCGCCGCTTAGAATCGTCCATAAGCGTACCAACAGCACTTTCTATTTTTATGGGGCAGATAGCCCTGAAAAACTGAAATCAAACGTGGTGGGAAACATTATCGGCGTATGGTTCGAAGAAGCTGCCAACATGAAAGGCTTTAATGTGTTCGATCAGTCGATTCCATCGTTTATTCGGCAAAAGCCAAGTTTTATTGACCAAGTCAAGGTGTTTTGGACGTATAACCCGCCTAGAAATCCGTATGATTGGATCAACGAGTGGATCGAAAACAAACAAAATGATCCTGACTATCTGATAGACACATCGACTTATCTTGATGATGATTTAGGCTTTACGACTGAACAGCAATTAAAACTAATTAATCAGTACAAGCAAAACGATCCTGAATATTATCGCTGGTTGTATCTTGGCGAGGTTGTTGGACTTGGAACTAATATCTACAACACAAAATTGTTTCAGCCGCTTAATGAGCTACCAAGTGATGATTATATCCGTGATCTTTATTATTCTGCTGATACCGGTCATGAAATTTCAGCAACAACTTGTCTGTGTGCAGGGCTGACAGCTAAGGGCAGGCTGATATTGCTTGATACCTATTACTACAGCCCAGCTAATAGGTCACATAAAAAGCCACCTAGTGAGCTTTCAAGCGATTTAAAACATTTCATTGATAAATGTTCAGACAGATTTCAATTACAGCCTACAAGGCTAACAATTGATTCTGCCGAGGGTGCTTTAGACAACCAGTTCTACAATGATTTTGGGATCAGGTTTCATAAAGTACACAAATTAAAAAAAGTAGACATGATCGACCGTGTGCAAGATTTATTAGCACAAGGCCGTTTTTATTACCTGAACACAGAAGATAACGCAATCTTTATTGATGAACACAAAAGATACCAATGGGACGCTGACACGATGCAAAGTGACGATCCGAAAGTAATCAAAGAGCATGATCATTCGTGTGACGCATTTATGTATCTGTGCTTGGATAATGAGCGTGATCTCGGATTGAAGTGGTAGGAGGTGAGTTTGTGGGCTTAATTCAAAACATCAAAAATCTATTTTGGAAAGGAAGTGCTGCTGTGGGAGCTACAAAGTCACTTGGCAATATTACTGATGATCCGCGTATTGCTATTCCGGCTAATGAATACGAACGTATCCGGCTGGCTAAAGAGTATTATCGTGGCAGATTTGGCGATGTTATTTTTAGAAACTCATACGGTGATCGTCAGCATCGACCGCTTATGGGTATTAATGTTACTAAGATGGCTGCTAGGAGATTAGCGTCAATTATCTTTAATGAGCAATGTAAAATCACAATTGATGGCGATGATGATGCAGAAGCCTTGTGGGAATCAATCGCAGCAGCCGAAGATTTTTATCTGACCTATGAGGAAAAGCTTGAACCGTCAATTGCCTTGGGCGGTGGAACTGTTCGCCCTTATATCACTGATGATCAAATCAAGTTTGCTTGGGTTCCAGCAGATCTGTTTTATCCGCTCAACTCAAATACGAGCAAAGTAGATGAAGCTGCTATCGCAAGTGTTACACAACGTTCAGAAGGCAACAACACAACCGCTTATTACACACTGTTAGAGTTTCACCAATGGCTTGATAATGGCGATTATCAGATTAGTTATGAGTTGTATCGCTCGACTAACAAAAGTGAGGTTGGCAATCAGGTGCCATTGAATGTGCTTGATGAATATGCTGATTTGCAACCGCAGATTACATTTCAGGGTTTGAAATATCCGCTATTTGCATATTACAAGAATCCCGGAGCAAATAACCGCAATCTTGAAAGCCCACTTGGTCTTGGATTAGTCGATAACTCAATTAGAACGGTTGACGCGATTAACACAGTCAATGATCAATTCTATTGGGAAGTCAAAATGGGCAAAAGGCGTGTAGCTGTGCCTGCTGAAATGCTACGCAAGTTTCCTAGTGGATTTGGCAGCCAAAAAGCTGAGCAATCACACCCAGCTATGTTCGATGCAGAAGAAACTGTCTATCAAGCAATGTATGGCGATGATGATATGAAAATAACTGATTTAACTTCGCCAATTCGGACTGTGCAGTATCAGGCAGCTATTGATATTTACCTACACGAGTTTGAGAACCAGATAGGGTTATCACAAGGAACCTTTACAACAACGCCTGACGGGGTCCAAACAGCTACCGAAGTCGTAAGCAACAACTCAATGACTTATCAGACGCGTTCTAGTTACCTGACCCAAGTACAAAAGCAAATAACCGCAATGATTAGAGCAGTCTTTGAGTTAGCAAAATGTGGAAATCTGTTTTCTGACGGTCAGCCACGCTGGAATGGCGATGTTGATGATTTACAGATTAACATTGATTTTGCCGATGGAGTGTTTGTTGATAAAGATGCCCAGCTTAAAAATGATCTATCAATGGTTACAGCCAACACCTTGTCTAAACAGACATTCTTGGTCCGCAATCTAGGCATGAGCAAAGAACAAGCACAGCAAGAATTGAACTTAATCAAGTCTGAAACTCCTGAACCGGCTACTAACGCCGAGCTTGGGCTATACGGCGGTGATGATAATGATAACGAGCAATCAAATGCAAACGAAGGCAAATCAAATAGCTGATTATTATACTGATCTGCAACAGCGAATCTTTTATCTGCTGATTGACGCTTCAAAAAGCGAAAACTTTTTATTGCAAGATAGCAAAAATATCCTTGACTGGAAACTGAGAATGTTAGCTAAGCTTGGTGCATTGACTACTGAAACTGTTAAACTAGTCGCTAAAACATCAAAAAAGAGCCAATCAGACATTCTAAAGCTGATTAAGCAAGACGGCTTGACGGTTGCAACTGATATTAATAAACAGATGACTGACTTGCTAAACAAACACGTTCCAATCAGTGCTGAAATCACTGCATTGATTGCTGGGTATGCGAGGCAAACAGTTGGCAGTCTTAATCAAAATGTCGATAGCACACTATTACAACGAAATTATCAAAATAACAACGCTTCTAAAGCTTTTGAAGAAATAATCGATCAAACAGTTTTGGAAGTTACAACTGGTCTTAAAACGCCAGACAGAGCGTTTAAAGACAATGTCTACAAATGGCGTGATAATGGCATCAAAACTAAGCTAACTGATTCAGCCGGGCATAATTGGTCACTTGAAGGATACACACGTATGGTTGTCAACACGCAAGTTGGCAGGACATATAATGATGTCCGAATCCAGACAATGAAAGATTTCAAAAGCCCGCTTGCTACAATGACAAGCCACCCAGCTGCTAGGCCTGCATGTGCTCCAATTCAAGGACACGTAGTTAACGTTGTGCCCGAATCGAGTGAGATATACAACGATAAATACCCGACAATCTACAATTACGGCTATGGAACCGCTAGTGGTACGCAAGGAATCAATTGCGGTCATCAACTATATCCATACATTGAGGGAGTATCACATAACTTTCAAAAACAATATGATCCTGATGAAGCTATTGCAAACATGCAGGTTCAGCAAAAGCAACGGTATTATGAGCGGTCAATACGTAGTCTGAAAGCCGATTTAGACTTGGCTAATCGGTTAAACGATAAACAAGCTCAAGCAAATTTAAAGTCAAGGATAAGCTCATATCAAAGCAAACTGAGAGACATTGTTAAAGATAATGATTTCTTAACTCGTCAATATGATAGAGAGCAGATAACTAAAAAGTAGGAGCAAGTTATGAAACCTTATTTATTACAGTATTGGGCTTATAACGAAAAAGATGAAACAACAACCGTCCTTCGCTCAAAAGATGTCCTAGCAAGTGATGAGACTATCACAGCAATGCTAGGCGTTAAGAAACATCAGTATTTAAGATTTATGATTGCTGACGGTCAAGATTTTATTATTTCAGCAGATTGTGTTCATAGTTTGACAAGCAAAATAAATTAAATATAACCGGCTCCTAAGTATGAGCCGTAAATAAACTGCTTATTTTTTATGCAATCAAATCGGAGTCGTTGCTTCGATAAAAACACGAAAGGAGATTTGCATAATGGCAGTTACACGAGATTTCTTAAAAGAATTAGGTATTGAGGGTGATAACTTAGAAAAAATCATGACGGAGGTTGGTAAGTCGCATACAGACTCTGTGGAATTGCAGAAGAAAGTTGATGATTTGTCAAGCCAAAACGAAACACTTACAGCGCAGGTTAAAGAGCGTGATAGCAAGATTGATGAGCTTGGAAAAGCGGAAGGCCTTAGTCAAAAGTACAAAGACCAATTGTCTGATTTGCAGTCGCAGATTAAGTCGAAAGACGAAGAATTTGCAGGCAAATTAGCTAACGTCAAAAAGTCAAATGCTATTGAGCTTGCCTTACGTGATGCAGGTGCTAAAGATACAAAGATTTTATCGCCGCTGTTGGATCAGGACGTTATCAAGCTTGATGAAAAGGGCGAGATAACAGGTTTAAAGGAGCAACTAGAAAAGATTCAAGAATCACATGATTACTTGTTTAAATCTGATGATAGCCAAGGCAAGAAAACTCAAGTTAAAGCTATCGTCACTGGCAATCCGGCAAGCGGCGAAAACGGTGGTGCTGCTAAATTAGATTTCTCGAAAATGTCATATCAAGAAATTCTAGCAGCCAAAAAATCAAATCCAGATGCTTACAAACAGGCGTCTGAAAGTTTAGATAAAGGAGAATGATAAAAAATGGCTGATACTACATTGACACAATTAGAACAAATGATTGACCCCGAAGTTATGGCTACCATGCTTCAGGCACAATTACCACAAGCAATTAGGTTTACTTCGATTGCTCCTATTGACACAACGCTTGAGGGGCGTCCAGGCGACACGGTAACAGTACCACGCTACAAGTACATTGGAGACGCACAAGATGTCGCTGAAGGTGCTGCAATTCAGTACAACCAATTGCTTACAGCTACTCAAAAAGTAACTATTAAGAAAGCTGGTATTGGTGTGAAACTTACCGATGAAGCTGTTCTTTCTGGTTATGGTGATCCAGTTGGCGAGGGAACTCGTCAATTAGGTTTGTCTATTGGGTCTAAGCTTGACAACGACATTTTAGCGACTGCTAAGACAGCTCCACTTGTTGTTCAACATGCGATTGATTTAGACTTGCCTGATGCTATTTCAGGTCAAATGATCGACTCAACATCAGATTTCAATACTGAAACAGATGATACAGCAACAGGTGTATTGTTCTTAAATCCTAAAGACGCAAATGCTTTACGAAAATTAGCTGCTTCTGATTGGACTCGAGCAACTGAGTTAGGTGACTCCATTTTAGTTACTGGGGTATTTGGAGAATTGTTTGGTTGGCAGATTGTCCGTACACGTAAATTGGCAGTTGGATATGGGATTGCCGCACTTCCTGGTGCTATGAAAACTTATCTTAAGCGTGGAATCCAGCTTGAAACAGCCCGTGATATTGACTACAAGCTTACAAAAGTTAATGCTGATGAGCATTATGGTGTAGCTATTATGAACGATGCAAAAATTGTTCAAATTAAGCCTGCATCTTCATCAAGCAATGGCTAAGCAACCAATTAGTCGCCTACAGAAATAAACAATACGCAAGGGCGGCTTAAAGGAGGTCTAACATGGCTTATTTAACTTTTGCTGAGTATGCAAGCTATGGTTTCAGCGCAATTGCAAACGAATCTGCTTTTGACCCGATTGAAGCCAATGCAGAATCGCAATTTGATGCAGTCACTCAAAGCTACTATGTTAAAAATTCGATTGCTGATGATGTCGATACAGGTCGAGTTGCTATTTTTAAGAAATCCTTGGCTTTGCAATGCGATTTTGTAGCAAAAACAGGTATTGCTTCGCCAACTGATTTAGTTGACAAGGCTGTTAAGTCAATCAGTATTGGGCGTACGTCAATTACTCGTAACCAAGATTATACAGCGGTGGTTGATTCAAGCAGTGGGATTTGCTACTCAGCTTTGAATTTGCTCGGTCAAACAGGTTTATTGTTTCGGGGAGTTGGTGCTATATGGCACCCTTAATTCCTAAATCAATGGCAAATCAAACGATCACACTTAAAAAATATCTTGGAACTGATCCAAACGATATTTACAACGATAGTCCGCTTTATGAAACATCTACTATTGAAAATTGCGTATTTCAACCGCAAACAATTTACACCGGCACAAATAATAACCGTGAAGTGGTTGCCAATGCGATTGTCTATCTGTATGCAGGTGTTTCAACCCCTTTTCCAATCCTCACAAAGGCTAATTATAGCTCGAAGATTGAGTTTGAGGGGAATGTGTACAGCTTGCAGACTATTGTCGACAATCGTGATCCATTTAGCAATGAGGTTCTGTCATACGAATTGGAGGTGTTGTGATGAGTATCAGTGTTTCAACTGATTTTACTGGCTTAAATCGTAAATTTAGTGAAGCAAGCCTGAAACGTGGGCGAATTGCTGCTGCTAATGATGCGATGCAAGCAATGAACACCAATTACGTACCGCTACTGCACAAAGATAGCAATACTAATCTGCGTTCTGAATCAAAAATAAGCACTGATGGCAGCAGCATTATTTGGAACGCCACTTACGCTCGTGCTCAGTTCTATGGAATGGTTGGCAAATTGCCTGGGAGTCCAGTTAAGAACTACACGACACCCGGAACATCAAAGCGTTGGGATTTGCGGCTAAAGGGCAATGCAAACTTGATGAAAAAAGTATCAGAAGCATTTGTGAACGGAGCTGGTTTTAATGGCTGATAATACGCTCGATTTGCAAGAGCAGCTTGTTAAATCTATTAGGGCTGGAACCGGCATACAGATTAAAGTCGACTACATGGCACCTGATAACGCGGTTGGGTTAGTTCCTGAACCGGGAAGTGTCAAGGTTGACGAAGATTATGCTGGTGCCGAGGAGTGGCAATATAATTATGCGATCACGGTTGAAAATACCAGCCAACAAGTTGTTAAGCAACAACTATTTACGATTAGTCAATACTTGCAAAGCCTAACTGACTTGCAAAGTGCTAATGGAACATTTGAATTTGAAGAAATAAACGTATCTAGCGCGCCAGCAATGACACTCAAAGATACAAGCGGCAATGTTCAGTATTTACTGGATATTGCCGTTTTAGTTTGGACAAACATTAACTAGGAGGTTTTAACATGACAGAATTTGTTCTTAATTACAAAAACAAATACGAAATTGATACAGCAGGAAATACTGACCCAGCTGATCTTACAAAAGCATCTTGGTCTACTTTAGCTGCTGGAATTTCACAGGTAACGCCGTCTTTCAATGAGACTGCTGATACTACTGAATATTACGATGGCGAAGGCTTTGGCTCAGATGACATCACTGGCAAGCGATTGCAGTTAGCTTTCACTGGGCACCGCAAACAAGGCGATACAGCACAAGATTTTATTGCTGGCTTAGCGCTTGAAGTTGGCGACGGTCTTAAGACACTGTTCAGATGGACTCAGCCAGATGGCTCAACAATCGTTGGTACAGTCACCTTAACAGCAATCGTTGCAAGCGGTGGTAATGCTTCTGCTAAGCAGACATTTAGCTTTACGGCAGTATTTAACGGGAAACCTGTATATACTGCTCCAAAAAGTGGTACTACCCAAGGATAATTTTCAAAAATAACTGACTAAGTCGATTCAACATTGACGACAGAGACGATAAAAATGAGACGGACAAATAGGAGGAATCAAATTGGCAATTAATATTGATGCTAAATTTAAAAACACTGAAACAGTGATTATCGGCACAAAAAACTATGATGTAGTTTTCAACGACAAGTTTCGAAAAGATGTCTATAAAGCGATGCTTAGGGCTGGTGATATGAAAAAACAAGCTGACAAAATCAGCGATGAAGAAGCTGAAAAAATGTCGCTTGATGAACAGGAAAAATATGTGTCTGATAAATTAGCTGATGCTACTAAAATTATGACCGACTTCTTTGATTCCAATTTTGGTGAAGGCGAAGGTAAACGTATCTATGACTATTATCATCAGGACACAAGAATGCTAACTCTCATCATGGGTGAGTTGTATAAAGAAGCTGATAAAGAAACACGCCAGAACTTCAAAAGTAAGAAAAATAAGTACACTTCAAATAAGCGGTGATCGCAATGCTTAGTCTAACTAAGGAGTTAGAACATACATTCATTTACCATGATGAAAAACTAGAAGCTAATCTTAGCTTTGACAATGTTTTGCGATGGTATGAGTTGCTGGAAGACAAAAGCCTTGATAACTCACAAATAATGATTATCTCGTTTGAGATGTTTTTTGGTAAGGAGTCGTTAAATGCTGATTTGATAGTTAAAGCAGTTAAATCAATTTCAGATTACATTGCTCAAACACCTTACAGCAACCCTGATGATGAGCCAACAGAACGTTATTTCTCATTTACACAAGATGCAGAAGCAATCTACTCATCATTCATGGAGCAATATCATGTTGACTTGATCGATATGCAAGGGAAGCTGCATTGGGATAAGTTTATAGCAATGTTTTCAGGGCTGAATGACAACACCTATCTAAAAAAGATTATTGATATTCGTCAGAAGCCTACAACTGATTTAAAAGACCCTCAGCTTACCAATTTGATAAATGCCAAGGCGTTTTACGAACTTGATAGCAATAAGTCAGTTGAAGCACAAGAAGAACGGATGAATGATGTTTTTGCAGCTCTTAAAAAACAAGCGCAATCTTAAAGAAAGGAGGAAGCTAATTGGCAGATGGAGCAATAAATATTGATTTTAATATTCCAATTGAAAAAGCCATAAGTGATGTTCAAAAAATCAAAAGTCTTTTCAGTGGTGTTGGCGATGGAGCAGGCGACAAATTAGACCAGAATTTTGAAGAAAATACTGATAAAGTTGAATCTAATGCTGAATCAACTCATAAAAAAGTTGTTGATATTTTTGGAAAAGACGCAGAACAAAAAATCAAAGGCAATAACTCTGATTTAAACGAAAAGGTTAGCGATTCTAAAGCTAAGTTAAAACAATTACCTGGTGAAGCAAAAACAAAGCTGATCGCTGACGCCAAAATGAACGGTATTGAGAACTTTGAATCACTGATCAAAAAATTGCCAAAATCAAAGCAAACAGAATTGCTAGCTAAAGTTAGCGATGGAAAAGCTGTTGATTATGAGGAGCTGCTAAGAAAAATACCTTCTAAGCGTGTTACTGAGGTTAAATTAAACGATAATGCTAGTTCTGGGCTCAAAAAGCTGAAAGATGAAGCTGACAATACTGGCAGCCGTTTTAGCCGGCTTAAAGACATTATTGTTGGATCATTTGCTGGGCAACTAGTTTTCAATGGTATTAACGCACTCCAAGAGGGCATGAAGGAACTCATTTCATCTTCTGTTGAATACAACAAAGAACAGCAAGTTTCTTTAGCATCGTGGACGACTTTAACTAACAGTGCTTCTAAAGGTCAAGCCATGGTTGATATGGCTAACACGCTTTCGACTAAGTTTGGTCAGTCAAGAGACATGGTCGATGAACTTGACCAGCAATTTTATCATGTTTTAGATGATTCTGGTAAAACTCAAACGCTAACAACATCATTCCTGACATTAGCAGATACGATCGGTCTTTCATCAGATCAGGTCAAGACTTTAGGACAAGATTTCACACACACACTAAGTGGTGGAAAGCTTCAATTGGGTGATTTTAACCAGATTGCTGATTATTTGCCTATGTTTGGTGAAAACCTGTTGAAATATGAGCAAAAGGTGCAAAAAAACTCAAAACTGACAATGTCACAATTACAGGCAGAAATGTCAGCTGGCAAGATTAGCGCAAAAGATGCCATGACCGTTATTAATCAGTTAGGCGACAAGTATAAAGCTTCTGCCGACAATATGATGAACACATTGCCCGGTATGGAGCGTGCCATCAAAGCTAAAGCTCCGGCACTTGTTTCTGCATTTATCAATCCTTTTTTGACTGCTGAAAATCCATTGGCTAAGTCAGTAATGAAATGGGTTAACGATCCCTCCACAATGTCGAACTTAAAAAGCTTTGGCAAGTCGTTTGCGGTTGTTGCAAATGGTGCTACAACGGTAATTATGACTGCTTTTGGTGGAATAAATAACATTCTATCTTCGTTTGCGATGAGCTTTAAAGCCAACGTTGCAGGCGTAATTACATCTAGCGGCGTCAAAGGAACCGTTGATTCGTTTGTCGGGTCATTTAAAAACTTTGCAAAAGCTATTGAGCCTGTTGAATCAGCTGTCGGTGGTCTAGTTGGTGTAATTGCTGGTGGTGTTGTAAGAACTAATGTTGCAATGATTTCGGGATTGGCTAAGGGTTTTGAAGATGTTGGCTCAAAAGCGAACGGTGCGAAGAAACAACTAGACTTTTCTGGAGTATTCAAGGTTATTACTAATATTTCACAGGCCTTAAATGCTTGGTATGACGCATTATCAAAAATTTATAAACCACTGTATGAGATTATTGGAGAGATTGCCAAAGGAGCATTTGAGGTGTTTGCTGATGTAGTTAATGGAATTGCTAAAGGCTTTTCTAAGTTGGTTTCAGGTGCTACAGGAGCAGCAGGTCCAGTTGGTTCATTGGCAAAAGGGCTTCAAAGTGTGGCAGATCATCATACAGCTTTAAAAGCCGTTGGAATCGCTATTGGTTCAATAGTTACGGCTGTGTTAGCTATTAAAGGTGTCTTAGCAATAATGTCAGCATTTAAAACAGCAATTACTGTTGTTCAAGGAGCAATCGCAGCATTGAATGTAGTATTGGAACTTAACCCAATTATTCTTATTACAACAGCCATTATTGCGGCTGGGCTTGCATTTTATGAAGCATACAAGCACATTAAACCTTTCCGAGATGCTGTTAATGCTGTTGGGAAAGCAATTGTTTCAGGTCTAAAGACGGCATTTGACTGGGTTAAAAAGAATTGGGTAGGCTTGGCTTTGATGCTTGTCAATCCAATTGCTGGCGGCCTAAAACTGCTTTATGATAATAATTCAGGATTTAGAAAGTGGGCTGATTCAATTTGGAGTTCGGTTAAATCTGGACTTAAGTCATTCGAAAAAGGCTGGAACAGTTTCTGGGGATCGGTTGGCAAAACTCTTTCGAGCTGGGGCAAAACCATCAGCAAAACTTGGTCGTCTATTTGGTCAGGCATTGAAAAAGTCTCAAGTGTTATCTGGAATGGCCTTAAAAAAGCGGCTGGATTGGCTTTCAAAAGTATTGTGTATACTGCACTTGCTCCGCTGATTTTAATGGTAGCTACTGTAGTTGCAATCTGGAAATTAATTGAAAAGCCAACCATGGCAGCTTGGAACTTGATTAAGCAATACATTGTAAAGCCTATTCAAGAAGCGTATAAATCAGTGGTTAATTATCTCAAGCAGCTTTGGAAAGATATTGAAAATATTTGGGATAGCATTAAAAAATACACTTCTGATGTTTTTAATACTATCTACAAATTTGTCAAGAAAATTTGGGACGAGATTAGCGACTTTATTGTCGACACAGCTAAGTCAATCTGGAAAACTGTTGTTAAATGGTTTGATGAACTAAAAGACGATATTGAAGACATCTGGAATGCAATCAAAAAGTTCACTATGTCAATCTGGAATCCAATCAAGGATTTTGTAGTTGACGTTGCCGAAGACATTTGGAAATTAGTTACAAAAACATTCAACAAGTTGGCTTCTGAGGTAAGTAACATATGGAATGGCATTAAGAGTGTGACAGTTGGTGTTTGGAATGCAATCAGTGGCTGGGTTGTTAGCAAAGCTGAAAGTATCTGGAAAGGTATCACCGGAGTATTCAATTCGTTAAAAAATGATATTTCCGGCATTTTAGATGCTATTTCAAGTAAGTGGCACGACATGTGGAATGGCGTAAGCAGCTTCTTTAGTGGGATTTGGAAAGATATTAAAGGGGTGGCCAAAAGTGGTATAAATGGCGTTATTGGCTTCCTGAATGGTGGCATTGATGGCGTTGATACCGTAGTTCATTTCTTCGGCGGTAGTAAAAAGGCGATCAGCGATATTCCTAAGCTGGCAAAAGGATCGGGGCCAGTCAAAAGCGGTACTCCGGCGATTGTCAATGATGAACAAGCATCTGATTTTAGAGAAGCAATTCTTAGAAAAGATGGCTCTGTCGATATACCAAACGGTCGAAACGTGCTTACCTACTTAGATGAGGGCGATTCAGTAGTACCGGCGGCAATTACTAAGTCAATCTTTGGCAATATCCCACAATATGCAGGTGGAACTGGTGACTGGCTTGGAAAACTTTGGAGCGGTACTAAATCGTTTATTAGTAGTGCAACCGACAAAGCTAAAGCAATTGCAGATGCTATTGCTCACCCGCTGAAAACAATCAAAGGAATATTTAGCAAAGTAACTAATAGTACTAAAGGCGTATGGAACACGCTTGCAAGCAGTGCTGGTGGATATTTAGCCAACAATGCCGTTAATTGGTTTAAAAAGACTTTGAGTGGCCTTGAAGATGCTATTGACGGCGATGCAGGTGGTACTTCTGCTAATCCGTCTGGTTCAGGTGTTAAGCGTTGGACTGCTGATGTTAAAAAAGCGTTGGCTGCTAACGGATTGAGTACCAGTGATGCTATGGTTGCTAAAATCTTGCGGCAGATCAAAACAGAATCGGGTGGAAATCCTAACGCACGCCAGCCCGGTGCAGACCCAGATGGCGATGGATCGGGTCCAGCTTTAGGGTTGATGCAGACTAAGCGCAGCACTTTCAATGCTAATGCTTTTCCGGGACATAAGAGTATCTTCAACGGCTATGATAACTTGCTGGCAGCTTTGCATTATGCAAAAAGAGCGTACGGTTCAAGCTTATCCTATCTTGGCAATGGCCATGGCTATGCCGATGGCGGCACTGGCGATCAAGAGGGATATTACAAGCTTTTCGAGGGCAATAACAAAGAGTTTGTCGTGCCGAATCCGTCAGTTGCTGGGATTGATCGCACATATGCAGTTTTAGGCCAAGCGGCGGCTTATGTTGGTGCTAAAGGTGGACTGCAAAACAACAGTGCAAGTATTGATTCATCTGCTTTGCAAAATGCGGTTAATAAGCTCGTAAGCCTCCAGTCTCAAGCAAACAGCAAGCTTGAAAAATCTATTAACAAAAAGATGCAAGTCGTGCTTGATTCTGGCAAGCTTGTTGGTGGAATGTATTCTAAGATTGACCAAAAAGGCTATGACACGCTTCAATATCAGCAAAGAAACGTCTGGGGGTAAACACTTTGACAGTATTATTTAATGATTTCAATTCGGATACGCTCGGCTTAAGGCTGACAGCAAGGGCAATCGATCCTTTGCAAGAACAAGAAATAACTGAAACAATCCCAGGGATTCAAGGCAGCATTGATTATTCTAATATGTTTGGTCAACGCTTATTTCAACCACAGACAGTTACTTACACGTTTCAAAAATATATCTATGATGTTGTCGAACGTTCAAGACAGGAAACAATAATCAGAAACAGTCTTGCTAAATTTGGACTAAGCAGACTTTATGATTCATATTTGCCCGAAAACTATTATTTACTTGCTAAATGCAGTAGTCCAAGCGTAACTAATGATCCACAATATCAAAAACTAACAGTTACGCTAGCCTTTACTTGCAACCCGCCTTTTATGTTTTGCGAACTGCAAGAGGGTAATGATATATGGGACACTTTTAATTTCGATTATGATGTTAGCCAAGAAACAAGCTTCAATGTTAGTGGATCTCAGACGGTTACCCTAATTAACAATGGCAGTGCTGCAATTCAGCCTAAAATTGTTGTTACAGGTTCAGTTTCTGTTACTGCTAATGGAAATACAGTTAATTTCACAGCTGGAACGTACGAAAATACATTGATTTATCTTTTGTGTGGAGAAAATAGTTTTCAATTAAGTGGCTCGGGCACTATTAATTTTGTATTTTATAAGGAGTTGGTGTTGTGACAGTTTACCAAGCTGTTTTGTTTAAAAATGAGAATGATACAACTGGAACAGTAATCCATTCGTCAATTCCGCAATTTCCAAAGCTAGTTGATGGGACAATAACCGATGCTTTAAACGCTGTTAATTCTTTTGATTTTTCATTAGGGCTAGAAAACCCTGGCTATAATCTAATTAACCCAATGAGGTCGCTAATCAAAGTTTTTGAAGATGGCAGCCTTATTTTTTATGGTCGAATTGTTAAGCCGATTTCAAAAATGGATACAACAGGCTTAGTTAGCCAGTCAGTCACAGCTAACTCTGTTGAGGACTTTTTACATGACAGCTGCCAAGTGCAGCAAAAGGTTAGCGATTGTACGATTGCACAGTATTTTCAAGCAATCATTAATCAACATAATAGCCAAGTTGAGGACTATAAAAAGTTTAGTGTTGGCAAAGTGACGGTCACAGATTCTAGCGGATCTGCTGATCGTTATTTAGATTACGAGGATACCTTTGACGCGATTACTAATCGATTGATTGATGTCTACGGTGGATATGTCACAGTTGATTATGACACAATGACAATTAACTACTTATCAAGCATAGGGTCACAAAGCTCAACCCCTTTAAAGCTTGCTTTTAACATGAAGTCCGCCAGCAAAACAATTGACCCTACAAGTGTGATAACAAGGCTAATCCCAACCGGAGCCGATGTTAGTGATGATAGCTCAACTTCAGCGGATACTAGTTCATCAACAGCCGATAAGCAAGTTACGACTGCTAAAGTTGCTTTAAACAATCCAAATTATGTTGATAATACTAATTTGATCAATACTTTTGGCAAGATCGTCGGAACTGAGAACTTTAGTGATGTGGCTGATGCGAATGTTTTGAAACAAAAAGCACAATATTGGCTTGCAAAGCAGGTAGCTGTTGAAAGCTGGGAGATAGGTGTTTCAAATCTTTATTTAATAAACAAAACAATTGGTGACTTCAAAATTGGAAACCAGTATCAGTTTATTAATGATTTTGTTTCAGAAACGCAATGGCTGCAAGTGATTGAAATCGATGTGGATATTGTTACCCCAACTAATTCAACAATCAAAGTTGGCGATACTAATCTAACTCAAAGCAAGTATATCAATGACCAAGCACAACAAAAAAAGGCTATAAACAACGAGCTTAGTCAACTTAAAAGTTACAGCAAAAAGCAAGATGCCTTGATTGCTAAGCAGCAAGATTTGATTAACAAAATATCTGCTAATTATTCTAGCCTTTCCAAGACGGTGCAAAACATCATTGATAACAACAATGTTTGGCTGTCTGGCTCAATTTTCGTTGATATATCACAATATCAAGATGATACGTCAGTCGATTGGTTCAAAAATCTAGTTTCAGCAGGAGCTAAAGGCGTTATGATTAAGTTTTCGGACGGCTCAAGTGGTGATTCGAATAACTTACTTGCTGCTACACAATTAGCTAACAGCCAGTCCGCCGGATTAACGCTTGTTGGTGGCTATCACTACTTAGAAACTCCGGCAAGTGCGGCTGCGGAAGCTGCTAACTTTTTAGCACAATTGCAAGCTAATAATGTCGCAAAGGACAAAATCGTGGCTTTAGATATTGAAGCGGATGCTTTAAATACTGCTAAAGCTGATTTAAATGCTGATATAACAGCATTTTTCAATGTTTTAATTAATGCAGGATACACTAACACGTGTATCTATGCTAGTGCTAGCTCATTTGATAACAATTTCGATGGCAGCTTAGCAAAATACAAGTGGATAGCTAGCTGGGATACAGGCACAAAGCCCAGCGGAGCTGATGCTTGGCAGTATACAAATAAATTTAACGGCTTGAGCCTTGATGCAAGTAAATCTTACAGCAAGGCTTTTTTATAGAAAGGGTGATTTAATTTTGGCAACAGATGATACAGCATTAACTGATGCACAGAAAGCTAGCCTAGTAGGGCTAGCTACCGCAATCAGAACAAAAATGTATGGGAAAGATGTGCGAGAAGCAATCGCAGCCGCAATTGAAATGGTTGGGACTCCAGGGGTTAACAGCTACTTCACACCCAAAGGGGTGCGAGACAATCTAGCAGCACTTCAAGCCGAATTTCCAAACGGTACTGACGGAATTTGGATAACGCAAGATGACGGGTATTGGAATTTTTGGAATGGAACTGCATGGGAAAAAGGTAGCTTATACCAAGCCCCCAAAATACCATATCACAGTGTTTTAGTTGAGCAGCTTGAGTCTGGGCTTGAGGACATTTTGACAAGTCAAACATATACGTTGGGAACAGAAATGGCGCTCGGTAGCACAATCAATGACGCTGACGGTAGTGTTAATAGCACTGCAGGAAACAGATTTTTGCTAACTGATTATTTTAGACCTCGTGTTTCTGTCGTAAGTGCTATATGCGGAGCGTATAATTTATTTTATTATAAAGCGTGGTTTTATGATGAGGATCACAAAGTTATTGGAAATTCTGGCGACATCATTAGATACAACAATGGCATTTCAATTATTGATAATACCGCGTATGTTAGGATAGTATTTTTAGTCAAAACTTCTGAAAGTGGCGGATACATCGACTGGACAGCGGATACAGCAGCAACCGTTAAAATCACATATAAAAAAATAGCAGATCAGCTTATTGAAAGCGCAAGCGACATTAAGCAAGGCTCATTGCAAGTTGGACAGCTTGAGACCGGCATTCAAAACTTACTGCTTTCTGATACTGAGATTACATCGGATTCGATGACTCTTGGCAGCACGATCAACGACAGTGATGGCAGCGTTAACTCTAATGCTGGAGATAGATTTCTACTGACCGATTACTTTAGACCTCGAGGACCATTGGCCACTGCTACACACGGGAATTATTTTCTCTATTATAAAGTTTGGTACTATGATGCACAAAAAGCTTTAGTTGGAAACTCAGGAGATTTTCAAGAATACTCAACATCAATATCTCTCCCTTCAACTTCGTATTACATTCGCATTGTTTTTTTAGCAAAAGTATCTGAAACAAGCGGGTATGTAATTTGGGGAACAGATGTGCCTAAAGATGTGTCATTGTCCTATAAAACAATAACTTCAAAGCTCAGTGCTAGTTTGGGTAGCAACTTACTAACAGTTGCAAAAAGTGGCGGTGATTATGACACAGTCCAGTCTGCTATCGCAAACTCTAATGGCGCTTCGGATAGCATTTTGGTTTTGCCGGGGCAATATTTTGAGCAGCTGAAAATGGACGACAATAGCGAGGGAAATAAGTCTGCTGTTAAAAGCATAATTGGGATTGATAAGTCGAAATGTATTGTTGAAAGCGATAATTCAGCGTACAACAATGATGCTATAAGAGTTACTAATGATGGTTACTTCAAAAATATGCAATTTTTAGCAAAGCAAGCATCAGGTGCAGCGGATGGCTCTTATGCACTGCATGCAGACAACAATTGGATGGTAAAAAGCACTATTATTTTCGAAAATTGCTATTTTTACAGCGACTATAGATCAGCAGCAGGAATTGGACTGCGCCCGAATTGCAGACTGATTTTTAAAGATTGCGTTTTTGAAACAGATAACGATTTAGGATTAGGTGCTGTTTTCTTGCACAATTCGGCGGAGCCTGCATATCAAGGGGCAAATCAAAATATCAAGTTTATTAATTGCTACATGCACTCAACCAAAGGAGTTGCTATACATCTACAGCAGGTTGGCGATGATACAAACTCAATAAATTTAACTATGGTTAACTGCTTGCTCTATTCTGATGAAAAAGGAAAAACAGCTATCATCGACACAGATAAGTCACTCTATACTGGCAATTCAGGCAAAAATATTTCAGTTACTGAAAAGACTTTTAATAATAACATTGACGTTTCGTCAATAATTTCAAGTCTTTGATGTGCTTGCCGTTTTGATTAACGCTATTTTTATTGTTTAAATTACTTTAAAAAAACAGAGACGAGAAAAATGAAACGAACAGGAAAAGAGTTGATTGTATGTGCCACATCAAGTGTTAGGACTGGGTTGGGACGAATGGGGGTCAATCGTAGCTATAATTAGCGCAGTTGGCTATCTTTTACGCGGGCTGTTGAAAAGATACGTTGAATTGCCTATGCAAGGTATACGAAACGACCTTAAACGCTCGCACGAATTGCAGGAAAAGAACTTGCACACGTTAGAAACAAGAGCAGAACAGCATGAAAAAATGTTGCAATCTCACGAGATAAAGTTGCACGAGCAAGGGATAAAACTAGAAGATTTGGAGGATAAGTTAAAATGAAAGAATTAAAGACATTGTGGGAAGCTAATTACAAGAAAGCAAATTTCTGGATTTCGTTGGTCAGCATTTTTTTAATTGGTGCATTGGTATACGCCAAGCTTGCTTTAAAGGTTGATATTTCAGCGGCAGACATTGCCATTTTAGTATCGTCAGTTGGTGCCCTAATTGTTTTTATCGGCAATTTGGTAAACAACAAAATCATTGTGCAGACTGGCGAAAGCCTTGACAGCACTAAGATCACATCAGCTACAGAAGGGATTTCTACTACGGTTGAACAGCTTGAAGCTGAAATCAAAAAACTTAAATCAAGTGCTAATCAAGTAGCTGCCAAAGTTGATGCTACAAAAACTAAAGTCGACGAGGTTAAAACAACTGCTACAGCAATCGCTGATACAGTTGGAGCTACCACTACCGAAAAAGAAAATACTGTTGTAGAGCCGACAATTACAACTTCGATTGGGTCAGTATTGGACACTAATGGAAACATTGCTGGAACAGCGAGTGTTAAAGCTACAGCAACCAAATAAGGGGGCTTAAAATTGAGATTTAAAAAATATTTTTTGGGAGCATTAGCGTTTGCTAGTGCTTTTTTGTTTGCAGTCAATGTCTACGCTGACCGTAGCCAAGGCGTCGACCTTGCTGGCGATTATCAAGGCCAGACTGCTGTATTTGGTCAAGCTAGTGATAAGTTCGCCATTATTCAAATTGGCGGATATTACAACGGTTCATTTCATACTCAAAAATATTATCAATCGCAGGTAGCTTCTACAATTGCGCAAGGGAAACGAGCTCACACTTACATTTTTAGTGAGTTTAGTACACGGGCACAAGCGGATCAGATGCTAGATTACTACTTGCCTAAAATTCAGACGCCTAAAAATTCGATTGTAGCTCTTGATGTTGAGTCTGGCACGCCTAGCACAGATGCTGTTATGTATGCTTTAAATCGCATTAAACAAGCTGGGTATACGCCAGCTTTATACGGCTATCTTAATTTCTTAAAGGCACATTTAGATTTATCCACGATTGCCGACAGTTATCCGCTTTGGCTAGCAGAATACCCAGATTATCAAGTCAGAACTACGCCAGATTATAATTATTTTCCGAGTTATAAAAATATCCATATGGTCCAATTCACCAGCACATACAAAGCTGGCGGGCTGGATGGAGATATAGACTTGCTTAATATCACGAAAAACGGCTACAATGGCACAACTACTAACAATGTTGGAGCTACAACCGTTAAGACTAACTCCACCACAACTGCAATCAAACAAGGCCAGACAGCTAATGCTACATCTAAAAGCAATATTGCAGTTGGATATACGGTTAAGGTTAATTTCTCTGCGTCTAAGTGGTCGAATGGCTACTCTATTCCTAGCTGGGTAAAAGGAAAATCCTATAAAGTTCAGCAGATTTCAGGCAGCAAAGTTTTGCTTGCCGGCATTTTAAGCTGGATTGATAAATCTAACGTTGAGATTTTGCAGACAGCTAAACAGGCAACTTCGACAAGTACAAGCTCATCTGCGTTACCGTCTGGAGTGCACGCACAAAGCGGTACTTTTACACCTAACCAACGGCTGATGGTCTGGCATGGTGCTGGCGTAAGCCCAACTTATAAGTATTACTATGCTGGGGAGTCAATTAAGTATGTTGGCTATATTGACAACTACGCAGCTGGTTATCGCTATATCGTGTACAAGGGTGCTAGTGGCAACTGGTGCTATGTTGCTGATAGGCACTTGCGGCCTAACTACATGCTAGGATATGCTAGATAA